GTAAGGCGATGTGGGAAAATCCGGCATTGAAAGCATTCCGCTGCGGTCACTATATGCAGAGCATGAGCGTGGGTGATCAGATGTTGATTGACGATGCCGTGTTTGTACAGAAGCCGACCGGACGGTCGCGGTATCTGTTTACGATCGAACACAGCGGAAAAAGCTATGGGGTATATGAGTATTACGAAGAGGGGTACATCTATATCACGCACAACTATAACCCATCGTGTAAGTTTGTCGCGGTTTTTCGTGACGGGGATCACACACAGAACACGGTTATGTTGGAACACTACGATTATTTATTTGAAAATCTGGTTGACGCGTACCGAAAAGCATACTTACGGTTTGACGATCTGGATAGCAAAAATATGGCGGTTGAGTTGCTGGGGATTGACCTTTATAAATAGGTCGCTGGAAACGGACAAATGTAGTTGACATACGGACAAAAAAGAGGTATCATGAAAATACGGGGAAACCTTTTTCATGGGGGTTGCCACGGTTGAGAAAACCGCCCCGTCCTTGGCAGGTCAAAAGGTTTCCTTGTTTTCAGGACGGGAAGAAAGGAGCAAAGATGGCAAGTATCGTTTTTAATATGATCGTCGAAATGATGAAAAAAGAAAATGCTTATCTTGCTTATACGGTACGCTATAAAGGGGACGAAAAAGACACATTGATCTTTGTCCCACATGAAAATTATGAGTCTCACATCCGGTATTTGTGGGATTTCTTTTTTATGGATGGTAACGCGTATAACAGTAAATCGCCAGTCCGCTTCATTCATAATTTTATTATGTGTAATAAATTAAGTGAAATTGAAGACTGGTTAAAATGGCAGGATAAGGAGGTGGAAGCATGGATGTAGGTACCGTAACGCAGTTAGTTGGTTCGCTCGGCTTTCCGATCGTGTGCTGCGGTGCGCTTTTCTGGTATCTGGTGAAAGAAAAAGACGCACACAAGGAAGAGATGGAAGAACTGCGAAAAAGTGTAGAAGCGAACACAACTGCAATTAATTCACTGTGCCAGCACTTAGGAGGTGTAACGAATGAGTAAAATCGAAAACGCAGTTGCATGGATGGAACAGATCGCCGCTGATGACCGCCACGGTTATTCACAGGTACACCGGAATAGTCCCGATTATGATTGTTCAAGTTTTGTCGGGACGGCACTTGAAAAAGCTGGTTTTCCGGTCAGCATCTACAGCACAACCAGAAACCTCGGCGAACAGTTGGAAAAAGCAGGTTTTGTGAAATGTGGTAAACCGTGGAAACGCGGTGACATCCACCTTGCGGCTGGGCATCATGTAACGATGTCGGTTGATGCAAACCGCATTGTTCATGCCAGTCAGTCCGAAAACGGCGGCATTGATGGAGAGACAGGGGATCAGACCGGAAAGGAAATTTGTGTTCGGTCTTACTACGATCTACCGTATGGGAATACCGTTCATTATCGGTATACGGAAAAAAAAGACAAACCACAGAAAGTGATTGAGCAGTCCATCAAAACCGAATCCGCACGTAGTTTTGACCGGAGAATCGCCGGAGCGTATCATACCAATGACCGCTACAACCTGCGCGTTGGCGCGGGAATGAATAAAACTGTCATCTTGACGTTGCCAACCGGAACCAGTGTTAGAAACTACGGGTATTATACCGGAGAATGGTATCTGGTGAAAGCCGTTGTGAATGGAATCGTCTATACCGGATTCGTAGCAAAAGAGGGGTTAACCCGTCGCTTGCTTACAATACCTGTATCGAGATTTGTAACAATCCAAACGTGGGTTACTCACAAGACTACCGTGAGGGTCAGACCGTAGGAGGTATTACCTACTATGATTGCTCCTCTCTCATGAGTTACTGTTGTACGATCGGCGGGTTTTTAGCATCTAACCCGTGGTTTACGACTCGTAGCATGGACGGATATTTGATCGGTGCTGGATTCCAAAAAGGTACCGCCAATCAGCCATGGAAGAAAGGTGATATCTTATGGAGGAGCGGTCACACCGAAATGGTTTACAATCCCGCTGACGGTGGCGGGTATACGATGGGGGCGCACACCGATAGTTACCCGCTCGAAAGACAGGTATCCATCAATAATTTTGTAAGCCAGTACAGTGCATGGACGTATTTGTACCGATATCCGGTTGAGGTACAAAGCGGCATCAGCCATTATGTCATTGCCGCCATTTGCGGCAACTTTTGGCAGGAGTCCACCGTAAACCCTGGATTATGGGAGGGAACGGTTGTAGGATCGCCCGGCTATGGTTTGGGACAGTGGACAGATAATTCCTCTACCGACCGCCGGACGCGGTTGTTCCAATGGTTAGATTCCAACGGGTACAGCCGGGAAGATGGAAACGCGCAGTTAGAATATCTGATTTATGAGAATGTCTGGTATTCGGTCGGAGCCGCTAGTGCTTACAAAAATCTACAAGCGTTTTTGCACAGTGACAGTACCGATCTTGATGCACTGACTGCCGCCTATATGAAAGGGTGGGAGGGAATCAGTGACGATGGTACGCTTGCTTTTCGGCAGGCAAAGGCGCATACGTGTTTCAATTATATTTCGGAACACGCAAAAGATACGACAATTACCGGATGGATCGTAGGAAACCGCTATCTATCCGATTCTGAAAGATTGAACAACGCGGTCATGGTATATCGGTACTTAGCAAAAGGAGAGCAACCCGAGCCACCCGAGCCGCCACATCCCGTGAAACCAAAACGGCATAAAATGCCAATCTGGTTATATCCCAATGTAAAAAGGAGGTTTTAACATGACACTTGAAGAGTATTGGGCAGAAATTGTAGCAGACATTGGAAACATCGAAACGCACGGTGACGCAATCGCCGCCATCAGTGAAAAAATCAAGACAGAAGATACCGACATCGGCGCACTGATGTCAGAGCGTGACGAACTGAAAGGAAAGTATGATGCTGCAGTCGCAGAAATCAAAAGCCGCTGGTCTGATCTTTCCCATGGAGGAAGTATCACAAAAGTAACCGAGTTTGGCGGAAAAGTGCCGGAAGAAGAAACCGCAACAAGTATCAACGATCTTGATATGTCTCAGCTAATTCTGAGCGGAAAAGGAGAGTGAAACAATGGCAGAAAAATTAGATATGACCAATATTAATATGCTGAACGCAGTTCGGCAGACGATGAGTGTTGACTACCGTGACAGAGTTCCTGTGGCAACGCGAAACAATATTGCCGATATTGCGAAAACATTAACCGACCCTTACAACCCAATGGCGCGGAACGAAGTGGTTCCGGCACTTGTCAATTTGATTGTCAGTCAATCAATCAGTACCGAAGCGTTCCGCAATCCTCTGCGTTTGCTGAACAGTAACGCCATGCCGTTTGGTAATGGAGAACAGGAAGTCTACGTAAATTTTGCACAGGGTTACGCGCACGATGCCTATATCAGCATCGAAGATGCTACCGCCATTTATGACAGCTATATCATGGCACTGTACCATGTCATCAATTTCAACAACGACTATCCGGTTACCATCTGGTTTGAAGATATGCGCGGCGCGTTTCTCGATGATTACG